TTGCACTTCAAGCACAGTATGACGGCCTGATGATGTGCTAGAGCCATTTGTGCCCCATGCCGCGGCTGATGTTGAACCGCTATAGTAATTTAAGCCACGCAAACCGAAACTTTGACCAGTTTGCGGAGTGCTATCGCCAGTAGTTAAATCATTGTTAAGAATCATAGACAAGCCTTCTTGCTGTCCGAACTCCAACATAATGTCATCAACAAGAGCTGGCTCTAAATTGTCAATGTCATCCATTACAGCAGTACGCACAGGCACGGTGGCTGTAATTGCTTTAAGGCTAATTTGCCAAAAAGCCACAGATTCGTTTCCTTCGTTGGTTTTAACACCATAACCCCAAGGATTGTCAGTGCCGCTTTGAATAAGGGTGGCATTGCCCTTTTTAACTACAAATGCTTCATCAGAACCATCTGTTGTAATGATGCGGCTTACTGCGCGCAATGGATTAGCCATACGCAATGTAGCAAACGCATCATCATAAATAACACGACCACCAACACCTGAACCCGAACCTGTCAGGGCAGAGGCCTCTTTTAAATTGACTATTGCCTCGCCGTCTTTCAAGGCGGTTTTTACGGCTTCAAGAATTAGGCTCATATCATTTCCTATCTGTGTAAATTTAAGTAAAGAGGGGGGAAATTCCCCCCACCTTTATTACTTATTAGCTGTTGCTGTAGAACGGTAGCGCACGATTGCGTTAGGGTCCACAACAGAAGTTGCCAAACGCTTTTCACCATAGAATGTGATAAAGCCTGGCAATGTTTGGTCATAGCGACGCAATACCATGTTCAAGCGGTCAACGATTGTGTGACCACGAGTCCAATCACCAAAGTACATTGGATACAAGGATACGTCATCAGAACCAGTAGCTGTAGTTGCAGATGGTTTGTCTAAGTAGCTGTTTACAACTACATCGAAACCTAACAACTTACCTACGATGCCATCAACAGACAAACCTTCGTTACGATTGAAGATTGGTGCGCCATTGTCATCTGTTAAGCCACGAATTTGAGCCAAGAACATATTGTTTACTACAAACTTAGCTGTAGGGGTCCAATATTGTTGTGGCAATACATACATAAAGTTCACAATGTCTTTGTAAGTTACATTGTTAGCTGTTGGGCTATCACCATTGGTTGTGATTTGGTCGTATGTAGCCAATTCATGCAAACCGCTGGATGAACCAGTGCCTGATGTACCAAAAGCGGCTACGGAAGCTGTACCACCAGCATAGGATGCATTTGCACCACCATATTGGTTCAAACCACGCAAGCCATTGGAACCACCATAAGGTAATGACGTAGAACCTTGGTCATTGTTTTGTACCATTGATAATGCTTCTGCTTGAGAGAACTCAACCAACATATCATCAACGATATTGCTTTCCAAGCCGTCGATATCATCCAAAGCGGCAGTACGAATTGGGAACTGAACGTTCAAATCTTGCAAAGTTAATTGCCAGATGTTTGTGTTTTCAGTAGTAGCCGCACCGTTGTTTTGGATTGTATATCCCCATGCAGGGCCAGCATTGCCAACTTTTGCACGGAATTGATATGTAGCACCATCTGTAGAAACATTGCGAGAAACGCCACGAAGTGGGTTAGCCAAACGCAATGGGTGGAATACTGGGTCATAGGCAGTACGACCACCGACACCAGCGCCTGAACCTGTCAATGCAGATGCTTCTTTTAAGAATGCATTGTATTGGTCATCAGATTCAAACATCTTGATTTCTTTTTCCATCTTGCCGCCATTGTTCACGAAGGCTTTTACTTGTTCCTTCACCATGCGGTTTACTTCCTCACGGATAGACTTTGGACGATGGATAATTGCTGGTGCAGAACCAATTTTGGCTTCCAAAGCAACGATTTGCTCTGTAATTTCGCCTTTAATTGCTTCAACTTGGGTTTGTACTTCCTCTTTTACTGCTTGAATTTCGGCTTTTTGAGTTTCCTCAATAGCGCCTACTTTTTCTAATACTAATTCAATAGACATGGTATTACTCCTTAATGTAAGTGTTTGTCTAATGCTTTTGCTAAATCACGAAGCTGTAATGCTTCCAATAAAGCTTGAGCATCATCTACCACCGCATCAGACTCCCTCTGAGTTGGTGATTCCTCAAGATTGCTTTCAACGGCATCCCGCTCGTCAATAGCTTTCTTGAAAATCAAAGATGCGGTGGTGGCATCTTTTCTTGACAAGCCTGACTCCCTCAAGGCTTTCTCAATTTCTCGAATCTGCAAATGACCATCAGCATCAAATGCTTCTAGCTTTTGGATTTCAGCATTTGGATTATTTGGGTACATTACCACGCTAACCTCACGCAAACCGCCTTTGGTAATTTGAAAGTAGGCTTCATCATCGCCCATAGTATTCGGGTCAAATTCAATGCCTTCTGCATTCACATAGCATGCTTCGTCAGCATAAGCACCTACACTTACACCGCCAAACATATTAGGACTTTCTTTAAGAACTGTATAAAGGTCTTTGCCGCCACTTGTATTTAGGTACAAACGGCCATTAGCGGTCATGCCTTCGTCATCAAACATGAATTCAGTCCATTCCCCTATAGGCATACCAGCATCATTGTGATTTATATACATAGGCAAAGGTTTTTCTGATTCGGCAAATTCTTTTGCCCAGTCAGCAAAGCCCTCAGGCTGATAGTTAAATTTACGACCATCTGCACCTTCACGGGCGCCCCATGTCGTAACTCTAGCCTCGATTTTTCCGCTTGGATTTATGCTTTCGTTGGCTTCGCGTACTAAATGTACCTGCGCCTCGCATATCAGTGTAAGATTTTTCATGAATCACCCCATTATGAATAGATTGATTGTCGTCTGTTATCTTGTGGGGTATCTCTTTAACAGGTAGTGTAACACTAGACTGTTTAACTTGTGAAGTCAATACCGCCAAAATTCTTTTCATTGCTAGCTTCATGTGCGCCCGATGTTCATTTTTCTAGTCTGATTTCCGCCACCGCCACCAGTATCTTGCGGACTTGAACCTGCAATAGGCTCTGATGGCTTATCTTTACTAACCAATTCATCAGCGCCATCTAATTTAGGCATATTGAGATATTCCCTTGCCTCATTTGGCGTCATAATCCCATTAGTAACGCCTGCTGTAGCAAAATTCATTTGGTCCAAAGGCGCACCTTTCAGGAAGTCCTTAGTATCAAAGCGAACATGTAAGTTAGGATAACCTTTAAGCAGATTTTGCTTTAATTTCTGCTCAATGTTGATAATCATAGGATACATGGTCGTTTTGTAGAACTCATCTAGCTGTGTTTGCGTATTATTGTATTTGCTGTCGGTTACGCCTAGCATAGCGGGTGGCACGCCAAACAAACCGCAAATACGCTTCATTACCTGCTCTTTTAGGTTTGCAGTATCAGCATCTTGCAATGTAAGCATATCAATAGGCTCGTATTTCATGCCTTGGTCCAATAGCATACCTTGACCAGCTTTGGATGGGTCGCTATTACGGCTACCAGTCATTTGATTCCATGCCTCTTTAATGCGTGCGGCAATTTCTTTAAACTTAGTATCAGGAATTACTTGGTCTGTATAAAAGATACCGCTAGGCTTAGCGCCATTCTGCATAATAAAGTTAGCGTAAATATCAATATCGCTATCAAGCGCTACCAATTCAGTAGCCAAAATGCCTTTGTTAAAACCACTGCTACCTTGCCATGGTTGCTCTTTAATATGCATCACTTGCCAAAAATCCAAAGGATTTTCCTTGCTAAAGCCATAGCTAGGGGTGCTTAGTCTGTACTCTGGGTATCTATTTTCGTTGATTACGACAGTTATAAGTGTACTATCAAGGCCGTACATTTCAAGCGGGGTTTCATTCGGGTCTTTTTGGTTTTTACGCCACCATAATGTAAATGATTCGCCTGATAGGTTGTACCACATTGCCCATTGATACCAAAATTCGTATAGGCTTTGAAAATTGTTTGGATGGTATAGCAGATTGAGAACTTGTTTTGCTTTTGCTTTATCGCGCGGTCCAACATTGGGGTCTTTTAATGCATCAACAAATGTACCATCATCAGCTTTTACCATTACTGAAATAGAACATTGCGCTAATGAACGAGCAATAACACCAATACACGCCATAATCGTTGAATTGCGCGTTAATGCTGTTAAATCCACAGTTCTGCCAGCAGTAGTTACGCTGGATGTGGTTACATACAATAATTGACTACTGGTAGGCTGTTTATTGGCTGTGCCTAATAAAACCTGATTACCAAGCTGTGTTTGACCAAGAACTGTGTTGGATTCTCTAGAAGTATTATCTTTTCGTTTAAAAATAT